TCCAGTAAGTACAGCTGTAGCTGATGTAAATTGACCACCTAGAGTAACAGTATTTGATGTATGTAAAGTGCTTGTAGCAGCTCCACTTACATCTTGGAATGTAAATTGATCTGGAGTATCAATACCAAACTTAATAAATCTAGCTTCGATTGATCCTACTTGTAAATTATTAGCATTACCTTGTGCCTGAATAAATAACTTAACAGTGCCAGATCCTGTATATCTAAATGCTAAAGGAATATTTGCTGTATCAGCACTGGTAGTTAATCTTGATTCTGAAATATTTCCATGCATATTTTCTAACAAAGGCGTTATATGAATTACACCAGCACTGGTCTCAATAAGACTTGGTGTGTCTGTGCCACCTGTAGTTACGGTAGTATTTATATTATTGGAAGAGCTAGGTCCATGAGTGCCATCGCCAAATAAAAATCTGATAGTTTTGACCTGTCCTGTGCCTCCTACCGCTCTAACGAAACCAGTATAAAAGCCAGCACCAGAGCCAATAGATGTTACAAATGCATATCTCATACTGTTGTTGTTAAAGTTTCCTATTACAGATCCAGAAGTTAAGCCACCTTCTGAGGGTAAAAGAAAGTTTTGAGTGTTAATTTGATCTACAGTAATGGAGTTTGCTGTAATTTTGCCACCGTTAATGGTCGTAGTATTATTGTTTATATCTGCTGCTGCACCTCCAGATTCTACTGGAGTTATTGTTAGTCTATTAGCTTGCAAGGTTCCAGTTGCTATTCTGTCTCCGTGTATTGTAGTCGTGCCATTTTGATCCAAATTTGATTGAACTATTAAACCGCCTGCCGATATCAAGCCACTTACATCAATAAAGCTTGCACTCAAACTTCCTGTTGTTATCGAGTCTGCACTTATATCAACAGCATTTACTAAATCAGCAGTAAGAGACTCAATCTTGGCTGAACCTATTGTTCCATCTTTGATATTTGCTGTATCAATAAATACAGTCCCGCCATCAACAATAAATGGCGATATTTGTCCGCTACCAGATGACGGCACTATAGCAAATCTATCCGCCTGGAATACTACATTGCTTGTTTGTTGACCGCTTGGACTCGTACTGCTTTGTACTACAAACCCAGCTATATGACCGTTACTATTAACTTGTAAAACATAGGAAGCATCTGCTTGTCCTAGTGTATTAGTTGTAGTTTCAGCAAGCTGTAAGACTCCAGCATTGGTTCCTATAGTTGCTCCATTTGTAACTATTGAAGATGTAGCACTAGCATTAGCATTGGTGCCAGCTACCTCAACACGCAAAGTGGTTGATGTTAGTCTTGATACAACTTTAAATGTTCTGTTGAGTTGTTCAGCACTCAAACCTCCAGTGCTTGAGAACCCTTTTAGTGATAAAAATACACCATTAGTAATATCTGCATTTGTTATATTGTGTGCAGTTGATGATCCAGAAGCCATTGTTTGCACATCTAGATTTTTAGTGCCGTTGTTAGTTGTAACTCTGGCATCAAAAGCAATACCAAGCTCAGATGATATAGCAGTTATAGAACTGGCATTTGCAGTTATAAGACCATCTCTTAGAGGTTGCCATGTACTGCCATTCCAACGGTATATTTTGTTTTGATCTCCTGTATGTATCCAAATATCTCCAATAGATGTAGCTGTTGGCGTAGTGCTTTGAGCAAAAGTTTGTAGTCCTGTTGGAGCCAGGGGCACCCAAGCACTACCGCTCCATCTATAAAGCTTATTGTTATCATCTGTTTCTATCCAAAGATCTCCTGTTTGAAGATCGTTAGTTGCATCGTTTGCTGGTGCATCTGTGCCAACAAAAGACTTATTTTTAGTATTAACTTTTGTAGTAAGGGCTGAAATAGCACTAGCATTTGTAGAAATACCAGAGGCGTTATTGGTAACAGAACTTTCTAAAGAATCAATTCTTGAGGCACTTGCCGAACCAGAACCAAATACCTCTGTCTGCAATGTTGATATTGCAGAAGCATTAGCCGAAACGCCAGAAGTTCCATTATTTACAGTATTCTGTAAAGCTGTAATAGCAGTTGAGTTAGATGTAACAAGAGAGTCTCTTACCGATACCCAGTTATTACCATCATATCTATACAGCTGATTATCATCAGAGTCTATCCATAAGTCTCCTGTTGTTAAGCTACCTGTAGGTGCATTGGCTTGTATAAAATTAACTGGAATTGATGTAACAGTGCTTGTTAGTGAGCTCAAAGCTGAAGCCGTAGCATCAACACCTGTAGATGTATCATTAACTGTGTTTTCTAAAGCAGTAATCTTTGAAGAATTAGACGATACTGTGCCATTTATATTGCTAACATTGGTTTGTAGAGTGCTTATGGCACTTGCATTACTTGTTATTCTTGTATCATCAACCGCTACAAAGTTTGTGCCATCATATCTATATTGTTTTTTATTATCATTTGTATCAAACCAAATATCTCCCTCTTGCAAGGTCGAACTGTCTGGTCTTGCTGTAGGCTCGTTATCTTGAGCAAAAACATGAAGACCGCTTGAATCTCCTACAGCAACCCAGTTTGAGTTTGTTGTAGCTGTAGCACGATAAAGCTTATTACTGTCGTTAGAATCAATCCAGAGATCTCCTATGGCTGTTGCGGTTGGGGGATTATCTTGTATGAATGTTCTAGCTTTTGTATCTACTGTTCCAGTCAAGCTGGTTATTGAAGTATTTATATTAGTTACATCATTGTCGTTTGCTGTTATCTGAGTCTGTAAACCTGATATTGCAGTTGCTACTGTCGATGATGAATTAAAACCAGTAAGGGTGTTTTGTAGCTCTGTTACATTAGTTGATAATGTACTGATAGTGTTGCCTTGGTTTGTTACTGTGCTAGATAAAGTGCTTATAGCATTGGCATTTGCAGATAGCCCAGTGGTTGAATTTGTTATAGCTGCATTTAGTGATGTAATATTTATTGATGTTGAAATATTTGCCCTATCGCTGACACCAGCTACCAACAATATGTCAGATGCATTTTGCGATATAGCATTACCATTTGATGTGATTTGAGTTTGTAAGGTTGTATCAGAGGATGATGTAGATCCTGCTGTAGTGGCTGCAAAAGAACTTCCTGTATAAACATATAACTCATTTACATTAGGACTTGAGTCTGTATCTATCCATATATCACCAGCTTGTAAGGATGTGCCATCAGGTCTTTGTGTCGGCTCACTGTCTGACCTAATAACCCTTGGTGTGTTTGTGGTAAGACTTGTAACATTAGTTGAGGCTGTTGAGGCAAGTGTATTGATAGTTTCTAGGGTTGCTTGCAAGGTTCTTTGGGTACCACTGATAGTTATATTCATATCAGTATTTAAGGTGCTAAAGCCAGGCAGTAATTTTATCTCCTCTGACAGCTGTGTCATTACTGCACCTACATCTGCGGCTGTGCTGGCAGATGTCCCAGTTTCACTATTGAATGGACCAGCCTCATCGTTTTGGTTGACATGGCGAATCCAGTAATATTTGGTTGCTGCATTACCCACTTGATGACTAAATACTGAAGCAGTGGTTTGTGCTAAGAATGTTCTTGTAGCAAAAGAATTAGAGTTACTGACAAATATTTCTGTATGCGAATGACCAGCATAATCAGGAAAATCCCAAGACAATAATATATTTTGAAAAGCCCCTGAAGCAGTAAATCCTGTTGGTGCTGTAGCATTAGCAACCCCATCTTTTTTGTTATTATCATCTATAACAAAATCAGATCCACCACCAGTAACACTAAAGGTTTGTTTGGCTATGCCAGTGTCTATAAGGTCTTGGAAGGTTACTGCTCTATCAAGTATGTTGCCCTTTTCACCTTTTAGTTGTTGCAGTGTATCTTGCACAGATTGTGCAAATCTTTTGCCCTCTAGACTGAAATCTCTTGGTATAGGAAAACTACCACGAGCTGTTTGATTTTTTTTCTTTTTTTTAAGGTATTCGTTTGCCACTAGGCTATCTCCTGTGGACTTTCATAAACGCAAACTTCGTTGATGATATCTGTTCCCTCCAGCTGTATTTCAAAAACTTTACCTCTATAACCACCTGGCAACCTAAAAGGGTCTGAGTTAGCTACAGTCTGCGTGTGTTTTAGAGAACCATCTGCGAAGAGTTTAAATGTAAGGGCGTTGTATGCTTCAGCATCAACTTTGGCAATGCCTGGAGATAGAGGTCTGTTGCTAAAAAATTCTTTTGACTTCCATAGGTATGATCTTTTGGTTGTGCCTCTAGCAAATTTCTTAAGAGTGCCATCAATAACTAAATATAACTCATCGTTTTCTCTGTCATTGAACCCTGCTGTTGCATAAAAATCAAGATTTACAAAAGCATTTTTGCCACCTCTAGGATCAAAGATAAAACCTTTTTTAGTAGAGTTATTGGAACCATCATAAGTAAAAGCTATATACTTACCCTCATATTCATATGCTTCTACATTGCTTGGGTAATACTCTGTTTGCCATTGATCTCTTGTAAGTATTTGTTCTGTAATTAGCTGTATGCCTGAGTTTGATGCTAACACTAGACCGTCAGGTGAAGAGTAAATAGCATACTCACCCATATCAACTAAGGATCTTTTATTGACGCATGGTAAGTTCGCATCTATTTCTACCATAGCCATAGCACTAGGATCGGTGCCAGATGCCATCAAAGGCTTGCCTTTTGTTGTTACTAGCAAACCAGAGGCTATAGATGCTATAGCAACTATGTCTTCTTGCGTTGTTAGTTGGTTAGCAAGTGGGTAAGAGTGAGGCAGAAAAGACTCGCTGAAAAGCAAAGTATTACCTGAAAAACCTGCCGTAATACCATTTGGCATGGTCGTAATACCAAGCATCGGTCCATCTGGGTGATCTGAAGTAGTATCATCTGGTGGTGCTAGGTTGTCCGATGATTCTATTTCTTCCCCGAGTAGGTCGTCTGTAACTGCCTCTGTTGTTGTGCCAGCTGATGTACCAGTAACATCTTTGACAAATCTAAATACACCGTTGATATCAGTTCTATAGATTCTTCTTTTGGCTATTGAATAATTGCCTGAGGTTGCTGCTGGTAAAGTTAATGTAACCGTAGCTCCATTTTCTGCGTCTACAATATCTGCTGATGTTACTTCAGAGGGTGGTCCTTCTTCACCAAAAGTTGTTATTTCTGTATATAAGTATGCTCTTGAGCTAAGGGCTGCACCGTCTGCTGCTGAAGTATTGTCTACGCTTGGAGCTGCTGTAAAAGCTCCTGGTGTAGGTAAACCTAATCTAAATGAAGCTGTTGGGTATGGTCCTGATCCAGATACGCCAGATGATAGAGATGTATATTTAGGAAAGTTGCCAGACCCTGTAAAGTAAAACCTACCGTGTGTATCTTCTTTAATGGGGCTTCTAATAACATCTACATCATCTGTAAAGGTAAACCATGAAGATGAGGTAGCTTTGAATATAGTCCTTGTAGTCGTTGATATGTGTGATGCTGGATGAGTGTTGCCTGATTCAGAGGGATCATTTACATCTGTTGGTATGCCCTCTATTCTGCCTGAATCTAAAAAAACATTTTGTGCGTTTTGTGCCATATCCTCTGGCAACAAGCGTGGAGATACTTTTTTACTAAGTCCCGTAAATGTTGTAAGTTTAAATCCAGCCACTCTAACCCTCTGTTGGTGTGAATATACCTGCCTCTATAAGTTTCTCCCTATTGAGCATATGTGCTGCTTCTATATCATCTTTTGATTGACCACTGTAAGCTACAGCAAGGTTTTGGTTTATCATCTCTTGGTTGAGATCTAAGTCATCTGCAACAATAACCCCTAACACTCTGCCAAACTTACCTTTTTTATCTAACTTAGTTTGTACTTTTACAAAGTCAGCCTGCTCAATTTTTTCAGACAAAAACGCTGAAGCTAGCTTACCTCTAGCTTTTTCATCTAAATCTCTAGTTCTAGATTCAGGAGTATCCACCCCAAAAAGTCTAATTCTAGACTTAAATACAATGTCAAAACCTAAATCTATTTCAGCATCTACTGTATCTCCGTCAACAACTCTGGTAACGGTGCATCTATATTCATACATTATTTATTTCTTTTTTCTTTTTTTAACAGTTTTGTAAGCTTCATTCTTAGCAGTTGTAGGATCGTCAGCAATGTATCTGCCTTTCTTATCCCTTGTTCTAACCACTTCAGATTCAACCAAGCCCATCTTTGCTAACATATTACCAAACCAGCTCATTTGTCCTCCTTAGATTGAGAAGCTCCAAAATAAAAAGATATCACAGCACTAGCCAATCCACCTAAATATCCTAGAACTAAATTAATTAAAGCTTCACTATTTTGTTCTGGTGGCTGCAAGGTTACTAAAAATATGTAACCAAGAAAGCCTCCTAGTGTAGCTATGCCCATAATTCTTGTTGTCCAATCTTTTGAAAAATGTTTTCTTGCATCTTGTTTCTCTTGTGCTTCTAGCTTGTAAACATCAACATCAAGCTCTTTCATTTGTTTCTCAAAATCTTGCTCTGCTTTTTTAAGTTGTAACATTTGTTCTGGTGTTGCTTCAGCAATAGCTTTTTCTATAGACTTAGGGTTGTTTGGTACGCCAAGTGTTTCAGCTATTAGATTTGCTGCCATGCCACCCATAGGTCCACCGATTGCTGTGCCTAGTGTTGGAGCTACTGCACCAACTACATTCTTAAGTAAATTCTTTAATGCCATAATTATCCTTATATTGTATAAATAGCTAAAGGTTTGCTTTTACCCTTAACTTTTATGGGTTTAAGTAATTTTAAACTAAAATCAACACTTTTTGCAGTCTCATGCCCTATCAGTATGTCTTCACCAACTTCTTTAGTTGCAGACTCTAATCTTGCTGCAACATTAATTGCATCACCTATACCAGAAAAATCAAACCTAGTATCTGATCCCATGTTGCCAATAACAGCCTCACCAGAGTTCACGCCTATACCTATAGCTATTGGCTCTGGTAACTCTTTTTGTAATTGTTTGATAGCGGTACGCATATCCTGGGCACAAGCTACAGCTCTTTCTTCATGGTTATCTAAATCTAACGGTGCGTTAAATATTGCCATACAGGCATCACCTATAAACTTATCTACCATACCTCCATGTGCTTGTATGCAAGTTACTTGAGCTGTTAGAACTTTATTCATTATCTCTGTTACTTGTTCTGGTTCTAGTTTTTCAGATAGATTTGTAAATCCTCTGACATCTGTAAATAAAAATGTGCAATATTTTTTCTCTCCCCCGAGTCTCAGCAGGTCAGGATTGTCTTGTAGTTGTTTTACTTGTCTTGGATCTAAATAATGTTCAAACTGTTTTTTAATCTGTTGACGCAATTTATACTGTTTTTGGTAGTTTAAATAGAAGGCAACCGTAGAAGTTATGATTTCTGAGACAAAAGTCCATGAAAAATCCAGTAAAACGCCTTTCTGAACGCTAAAAGCTCCTAAGAAGCCCGTAGAGAGCAGTAAAACTCCAAGCATACCTAGACCCTTCGTTATAGTCAGAAAATTGATTACAAGCCAAACTGAAGCGACAAAAATTGCGAAAATCAAAATTTCGGCTGCTAAGTGCCAATCTGGGATATATGGTGAGTCTTGAATCAAAATTGACTCAGATAATGCTGCTTGAATCTTATGTGGCTCTAATAATCCAACTGGTGTTGCAAC